CTAATCTAATCTAATGGATATCAGGAAAATCTCAGTAGGTCCTGACTACAAAGGTGGTGCTATGCACTATCTCGTAGGACAGAGTGTCCTCAATGACACATATAAAATACATCTCATCAAGTTTGAACCGGAGTCGGGAGGTATTAGAATCTATATCATAAACGATAAGCAAGAGGTTGTTCTGTGGAAAGAGTTTAACCACACGATTCCTTTAGCCATTGAATATAATATAGACTACTAATGCGCTCTCCATTTAACTTCATCGTAAAACCTGAGTCGGGAACAAGATATAACAACACCAAGGAGATTGGTGGTATAGACCTTATTGTCAACACCTCCGAGGAAGACCATAAGTTCTCTAATCGCCACGCTATTGTCGTTGAAGTACCTAATAAATATGACGGTCCAATAAGACCGGGGGATACGCTTCTTGTACACCATAACGTATTTAAGTTCTATAACGATATGAAGGGTAGACAAAAAAGCGGTCGCTCCTTTTTTCGTGATGACGTGTTCCTCATCGACCCCGATCAGTTCTTCCTCTATAAGCAAGATGGCAAGTGGCATACCTACGACAGGTATTGCTTTGTCAAGCCCATACCGGCTACTGAGTCTTATATTAAAAAGCCATTTACGAATGAGCCTCTTATGGGTGAGATGGTATACCCTAACGCTTACCTTGTTTCACAAGGTATACGTCCGGGTGACAAGGTATGCTTCAAGCCTGACAGCGAATATGAGTTTGAGGTAGACGGAAAGAAGCTATATAGAATGTATGATCACCAAATAACAATGGTGTTATGAAAGACATAAGACAACTTAAGACAGACATTATCGAAGCAGGTCATAGAGCTGTTGAACAGCTTATCAAGGTTGCCAAAGAGGATATCATAAAACCTGATCCTGATGATGAGCTTGCAGCAGATAGGCTGAAAAACGCAGCCGCTACCAAGAAGCTTGCCATCTTTGACGCTTTTGAGATACTCAATAGGATTGAAGCGGAGAGGGAAAGTCTCGAGATGCTTGATAAAGGAATAAGTAGAACAGATACAAAACAAGGATTTGCAGAACGAAGGTCTATATCGAGTCGTTAAAGACTATGTGCCTCAGATTGCCATATCAAAAAAGAACGGAGTACGCTCTTGGAAGTATGGCTATAATGAGCAGTACGATATGGTGGTTATCTCCAAGACAGGTCAGATTGGAGAGATCATAAATATCGCAGGGCTTTTTATTGCCCTACCTCTTAAACCTAAAGAGTGCTATCGAAGGAGTGAAACTCCATCGGAGCAGTATTGGCAAAGACTTGATCTTCCAAAAGAGCTAAGTAAAATCCAATCCATATTTCAATGGAACGAGTTACCTACCGAGTTTAAGGACCGTTGGGTAGACTATATCGAGCAGGAGTTCGATAGAAGGGAGCAGGGCTTTTGGTTTATGAATAACGGCACGCCAACCTATATCCCCGGATCTCATTACATGTACCTTCAGTGGTCAAGTATTGATATTGGGTATCCTGATTACAGAGAGGCGAACCGAATCTTTTTTATCTTTTGGGAGGCTTGTAAGGCTGACTCACGCTGCTTTGGGATGATATACCTAAAGATCAGACGTTCAGGGTTTTCCTTTATGTCATCCTCAGAGTGTGTGAATATAGCTACGCTTGCAAGGGATTCTCGTGTTGGTATCCTGTCTAAAACCGGTGCTGACGCTAAGAAGATGTTTACAGACAAGGTGGTTCCTATAAACGGCAGGCTGCCCTTTTTCTTCCGTCCGGTGATGGATGGGATGGATAAGCCTAAGACTGAGCTTGCCTACCGTGTGCCGGCTTCAAAGATCACCAAGAAGAACATGACAAACACCACCGAAGGTAGTGTTGTCGATGGTCTCGATACCACAATAGATTGGAAAAATACCGAGGACAACTCGTATGACGGTGAAAAGCTCCTGTTTCTTGCGCACGATGAGAGTGCCAAGTGGCTAAAGCCAAATAACATTCTTAATAATTGGAGAGTAACTAAGACCTGTCTTAGGGTGGGTAGTAAGATTATAGGTAAGTGTATGATGGGCTCCACTTCCAATGCGCTAAGCAAAGGGGGCGATAACTATAAGAAATTGTACGATGATTCGTCCGTAAATAGTCGAAACGCCAACGGGCAGACTAAAAGTGGGCTTTATGGATTGTTTATTCCTATGGAGTGGAACATGGAAGGGTTTATTGACATATACGGAATGCCGGTATTCAGGAAACCTACAGATCCCATTCTTGGGGTGGATGGTGCCATGATAACCAACGGTGCTATTGACTATTGGGAGGCTGAGGTGGAGTCACTTAAGAATGATGCTGATGCGCTAAACGAGTTCTACCGGCAGTTCCCTCGCACGGAGAGCCATGCTTTTAGGGATGAGAGCAAGGCTGCTATATTTAACCTGACCAAGATATACCAACAGATTGATTATAATGATTCTCAGATTCCTGAGCATTTATATACACGTGGAACATTCCATTGGAAGGATGGGGAAAAGGACACCAAAGTATTATGGACCCCGGATCAAAGGGGGAGATTCCTTGTTAGTTGGTTTCCACCACCTAATCTCCAAAATAATGTGGCTACTCGAAATGGGTTGAAGTATCCCGGTAATGAACACCTTGGCTCTTTTGGCTGTGACCCTTACGATATATCGGCAGTGGTTGGAGGCCGGGGATCTAACGGATCGCTACACGGAATGACCAAGTACCACATGGATGATGCTCCTGTAAGTCAGTTTTTCTTGGAATACATTGCTCGACCTCAGACGGCTGAGATATTTTTCGAGGACGTTTTGATGGCTTGCGTTTTCTATGGTATGCCGGTGCTTGCAGAGAACAACAAGCCAAGGTTACTATATCATTTTAAAAATAGGGGGTATCGGGCTTTTGCAATGAACCGTCCCGACAGGATACTCAACAAGTTGAGTAAGACCGAGCGTGAGCTTGGTGGCATTCCAAACTCTTCCGAAGAAGTGAAGCAAGCCCACGCATCAGCCATTGAGACCTACATTGAAAAGTATATAGGACTTGATCTAACCGGTACGTACAGATCGCCTGATGAGATGGGTACAATGCCTTTTATAAGGACGCTTGAAGATTGGGCAAAGTTTGATATTAATGATAGAACAAAGCATGACGCTTCAATCAGTTCAGGGTTGGCTATAATGGCAAACCAAAAACACGTATATTTACCTGAGAAAAAAGAATCGAAAATTAGCATTAATTTCGCAAGGTATACTAACAGTGGAACACAAAGTCAACTTATTAGATGAAAGATGTCGTAGTTAATATATCCGCAACAGGTTTTCCCGGTCAGTTTGTTTCTGATGCAGAGAAAGCCTCCGATGCGTTTGGTCTACAAGTTGGCCAAGCAATTCAATATGAGTGGTTCCGCAAAGATGGTAATCAATGCAGATACTACAATCAGTGGAGAGATTTTAATCGTTTACGTTTATATGCTCGTGGCGAGCAGTCTGTCGAAAAGTATAAAAATGAACTTGCAATAGACGGAGATTTGTCATATCTAAATTTAGATTGGACTCCCGTCCCAATTTTGCCAAAGTTTGTTGATATTGTTGTCAATGGAATGTCTGATCGCTTGTTTAAAGTAAAGGCATACGCACAAGACGCAATGTCACAATCAAAGCGCAGCAAGTATCAAGATATGATTGAGGGGCAGATGGCTGCTAAAGATGTACTTACTACAATACAAAATGAAACAGGAGCAAATCCATTTATGATGGATCCTGAAGAACTCCCTGAAACAGACGAAGAACTATCGTTATATATGCAGCTTAACTATAAGCCTGCAATTGAAATAGCTGAAGAAGAAGCCATCAATACCATATTTGATGAGAATCATTATCAAGACACACGCAAGCGTATTGATTATGATATTGCTGTTATTGGTATTGGTTGTGCCAAACACGAGTTCCTTCCCGGAGCAGGCGTTCAAATTTCGTATGTAGATCCTGCAAATATTGTATATAGCTACACAGAAGATCCATTCTTTCAGGATTGTTTTTATTGGGGAGAGATTAAAACACTTCCAATAACTGAGTTACTTAAGATTGATCCAACGCTCACACGTGAGCAGATGCAGGAGATATCAATGTATTCTCAGAGTTGGTATGACTACTATAACGTAGCACGTTTCTATGAGAACAGTTTGTTCTATCGTGATACTGCAACACTTCTTTACTTCAACTATAAGACCACCAAGAAAATGGTCTACAAGAAAAAGATTCTTGAAGGTGGTGCAAAGAGGATGATTGAAAAGGATGATCAATTTAATCCTCCGTATGAAATGATGGAGGAAGGGAATTTTGAAAAAATTGAAAAAACTATTGACGTATGGTATGAGGGAGTGATGGTGATGGGTACTAACATCTTGCTTAAATGGAAGATGGCTGAAAATATGGTACGCCCCAAGTCAACATCTCAACATGCGTTACCAAATTATGTAGCGGTTGCACCAAGAATGTACAAAGGGGTTATTGAATCTCTTGTACGTAGGATGGTGCCATTTGCTGACCTTATCCAACTTACTCACTTAAAGCTGCAGCAGGTTATTGCACGTACTGTTCCTGATGGTGTATTCATTGATGCTGATGGCCTCAATGAGGTTGATCTTGGAACAGGACAGGCTTACAATCCTGAGGATGCCTTAAGACTATACTTCCAAACGGGTAGCGTCATTGGACGCAGCTATACCCAAGAGGGAGACTTTAACAATGCAAGAGTGCCTATTCAGCAGCTTACTTCAAATTCAGGCG